GTTTATAACTTCAAAATCAGCCAGGTTAATAAAAGAACTATGGCCGTCGAATTTACAGCGTCAACCGTGTTCGGTGAAGTGGATATTGAAACGGAGGTAAGCGCGAATGTATGAAAATATGACTTTCGAAAATATCATGGAACGCTGTTTGGCGCGTGTCCCTGATACCGTGGACAAGCGCGAAGGTTCTGTTATTTATGACGCTATCGCGCCGGCGGCCGCTGAACTGGCAAACTTATATATCGAACTTGGAACCATAATGGACAGGGCCTTTCCTGATACGGCAACCGACGTCGATCTAACAAAGAAGGCCCAGGAAAGGGGCGTATTTCGCCAGCCTGCCACTTACGCGGTCCGAAAAGGTTACTTTGAGAACGGCCAGGGCGGCAGTCTTGATATTCCGCTGGGGACCCGTTTTTCTGACGGCAATATCAATTACAGGGTTACCGAGAGGATTGCGGCCGGCCAATATAGATTAGTCGCAGAAACGGCCGGAACGATCGGCAATGAGTATTTCGGGAACCTATTCCCGATTGATTTTATCGAAGGATTGGCCGCGGCAACACTGGCCGACGTTCTTATCCCTGGCGAAGACGAAGAAACGGATGAAGCATTAAGGGAAAGGTATTACGAAACCCTTAAAAGCCAGGCGTTTGGTGGCAATATTGCTGATTATCGAAACAAAGCCAAGCTGATCCAGGGTGTCGGCGACGCGAAGATTATCCCTGTCTGGAATGGTGGCGGGACCGTGAAAGTTGTTCTGATTGATAGCGAATGGTCCGTTCCTTCCCCTGAATTGGTCGACTACGTCCAGAACGAAATTGATCCCGTCGGACACCAGGGGGAAGGTATTGGCTTGGCCCCGATCGGCCACGTCGTAACTGTGGCCGCAGTAACCGGTGTTGAAATCGACGTATCCTTTACCCTTACCTTTGACACTGGCTATACCTGGGAAGCTGTCCAGGAGGACGTGAAAAACGCGATAAAAAGCTATTTCGTTGACCTGGCGAAATCCTGGGCCGACAGTACGAACCTTATTGTTCGCGTCAGCCAGGTTGAAACTAAAGTCTTGAACGTCGAAGGCGTTATCGACATAGCCGGAACGAAGATCAACGGCGGGACGGCCAATATTTCGCTTGACGCCACTTCTATTCCGGTCCTGGGGGTGGTAACGAATGGAACTGCTTAATTATTGGCCCCAGTATGTTCGCGACCTTGTGGAATTCCAGTGGATAGCAAAAGCAGAACAACCGGAATTCGACAAGGCGGCCCAGGACGTCAGGAACGCGCCACAGGACTTTTTCCTTGTCAGCCTATCAGAATATGGCTGTCAGCGTTGGGAAAGAATTCTGGGCCTTTCTGCGGCCCCTGGTGACACCCTGGAAACAAGGCGCCAAAGAATACTGCTTAAATATCTTGATCAGCTTCCTTACACTTACAGGCGGCTTTTGCAGTACCTGGCTTCAATCAGCAGTAACTTCAAGGTAACCCTGAATAATGACGCCTACGAACTATTTATCCAGATTTTATTAACAGGTTATCCACAGCGGGACGCTTTGGCCGCTATCCTGGGGCGAATGATCCCCGCTAACCTTGTTCTAAAAATGCAGACGCAGATTCCACAGGCTATTTTTCGGCCGGCTTTGGCCGTGTGTTTTGCGACTGTAACGATCAATAAGCATGAACATATTCCGCAAGGAGGTTAAAGTATTATGGCGCGATATAGATCAACCATAACAGACAAAGGAAGCGAAGTCTTGACGAATTTAATCGCCATAGGTTCGCAATTACAGATTACAAGGGCGGCCTGCGGTGACGGCATACCGGAAGTAAGTCCGAACACGTTAACCGCGCTTGTTTCGCCGATAACGGTTGACACCCAGGTTCAGGCAAAGCAGTTTATACCAGGTGATCCTTCGATTATGAAGATACCTGTTCAGGTGACAAATGCCGGCCTTGAATCTGAAGTCTGGGTCAGGGAAATAGGTATATTCGCCCTTGACGAAAATAACCAGGAATTCCTTTTTGCTTATTCCTGGCTGGATGGTGAAGACAGCGACAACGTCCTTCCTGCAACGTCTTTCTTGGAAGACCCAGACAGTCCAGCCGACACGGTCCATATTCACGACGTGGCCCTGTTGGTTACCAACCAGGAAAACAGTAATATAACAATCCAGGTCGGCGCGTCTTCTTTCGTGACTACCGCCCAGATGATCGCCTATTCGGCGCCGCTTGTTCATACTCAACCGGCGGGGACGGTTATCGAATCGACAGGCCAGACTGTGGAAGAAACCCAGCGCCGACAGGACTTTGATATAGAAGCGATTAAAGAACAGCTTGACACTGGTTTTGTGGGAACTACCGTAACCCATACCTTTGCCCCTTCCCAGTTACCCTATTGGAAAGGTTATGACGGGACGGGACTTCCGGAAGGGGTCCTGGACACGGCAAGCAACAAGCTGTATCTATGAGCCGCTTAATAAGGCGCATGGACGAACTGTTCTACAGCTTATTTTCTAAAGAATTGGAGGATTATCATGGCAAAACAAAAAATATCAACGTTGAACGTTGGCGACGTCGTGAAATCGGTCAACACAAAGTATAACAATAGCGTTATTCGCTTTATCGTCGGCCATAAGACCACTAACAGGGTGAAGCTGATAACCGAAAAGATTATCACCCTGAAATGCTTCGACGCGAAAGAAGCCAATAACCCTAATAGCGACAGAAAAAACTATGGCAATAACCGTTATTCCGTATCTAATATCGACCAATGGCTGAATAGCGCGGCCGACGCCGACGAATGGTACAGCGCGCGCCATTCCTACGACGCACCGCCTAACAATGCGAATGTGTATTCGAATTATAACGAATACGACGCTGAAGCCGGTTTTCTTTCTAATTTCGA